TGTTTAATATGGCTGATAGTATTGCGAATTTCTTCGTCAATCCTAACCATGTTTAAGGTATAAATACCTTCTTTAACATGATCCTGCTCCCACTTTAATTCAAGCGATCTTTTCTTGTGGTAAAGATCCTTGATGTGATTGTATTCCATTAACAATCTCCTCGTAGGTTATATAACGAACATTTTTTTGTAAATGTTTGTCTTCAACGAAAGATATATCTTTTCGTCCTATTTTGTCAAGGATAGCATTTTCAATACCCACTGCCGTATCTAAGGCTTCAATATCGAAATCTGCTTTGTGTTGGTAGGCTTTTATTTGAACTCGAAATTTCTTCATCATGGTTCGTCCTTTCTATCAAAAAGAAATGGCCCCGTAAAGGGGCCATCTCAAATAAAAAATGTTTAATAAGAACTACTTATTAAGCACCCTCAGAAGCAAAGATACCTCTAAAATCAGACACACCGAAAGAGTATCTCTCTCTAGCTTTGTATCTAACGTTACCAGTATCAAAGTCACCTTCCATTTTAGTGGAGATAGGTGATCTTACGAAGTACTTCATACCGTTTGGTACATCTGTAATGATGTAAAACGCATTTGGATCTGTTAGGTAGTTATTCACTACGTAACCTTGAGGAATCATCCCCATAGATTTAAGTGCATTGATATCATTGTCAGCTGTTCCAACTCTATTTGAAGACTTCATAAGTCTCTCCGCTGTAAATTGAAGCTCAGAAGGAATAATCATTTTCATTCCTTTAGCAGCAATTTTTAAACCGCGTTCATCAGTAAAAGCAGCAATATCAATAATAGATTGCTCTAATGAAGTTTCGTTTAAGTCAGCTTGAGTTGCTAGAGTGTTTGCAACAGTTCCAGCAATTGTTGGGTGGGCTGTACTAAATAAAGAAACTCCGTCACCAGAATCAAAGTTATCTGTAGCAGGTAAACCTTGAATTAATGGATTGACAGCTTTTACTTGTTTAGTATTTGCCATTGATCGTGCCAACGCTTTTGTGTATCTAGACGCAAGTCTGTCATACAAGTTATCCTCAATCGCTTCTTCAGTGATTGCGAATGCTAAAGCAACTGTTTCATGAGTGTATCTAGCTGTGTATGTTTCTTGAGCATTGTCAAAAGTAACACCAGAACCCTCAGGTTTAACTTGTGCATTAGCGAAACCAGATAACATAACTTCTTCTTCAAACGCTCTGTCTGAAGATTCTGTCATATAGATAGCTTCGTGTTGGTTTTCGTATTGTTTGTACTCCAAGCCGAACAGGGCGTTCAAACCTGGCTCTAGTTCTTTAACTAGTTGTGATCGTGATATAGCCATAATTATATACCTGCCGTTTGTTTGTAGAAGTGTTCTACGATTTCCACAACAAAATTTGTATTAGCAGAAGCTAATGCATTGTTGCTTGGATCTTTAGAAACTCCAATTATTCTCAATTGAGCTGTAGTAGAGACTACACTAGAGTCATCTAATTCAACTTTTGAGACGAAGTTAGGTGAAGCACCTGCAGTATACGCGATATCATAATTCATGAACACGTCTGTTTGAGCTGATGCACCTGCATTGTTTGATTGTATTTCAAACCTCTCATATGGATCATCGGATACGAATCCAACAATATCAGTAGCTGCATTAGCTGCGGCTAGATGATTTGCCCATACGGGCTTGTTACTCGGGTCAGTATAAAGAACCCCGTTAAGTGATCCTAGTAATACATCTCCTGCTGCAGCCACACCAATAGTTCCAGTGTTAATTGCTTTAACTGGATCTCCTTGGTAGATAGCTGTTGCACTTGCTGCAATACTATATTCACTTAAACCTTGGGCATCTCTATTTTGACCAATTTTTCCAATTGCTCTCAATCCGAAAGCACTGTCTTGGTTTGCCATAGTTTTTTTCCTTGTTTAAGTTGATCGTTGGTCTTAGAAATTATTAAAAAATTATTTCTTGGAACCACCGAAGGTTACACGAGTTTGCCTATCAATATTGATTGGCATACTTGGATGCTGTTCCTTCAGAAGATCGTTATTAACAGCTTCGTCTTGATCTTTGCCCTTTTGAGCATAGTGACTAGCGTACTGTTTTGCGAACTCTTCCGGTATCCTAGCCAGCACTAGGCCGCCAACTCCGATTACTCCCTTGTATTTGCCGTCATCGATTGTCGGAAAATCTGAGTCAGGGTATTCATCAGAACGAACTAATTCATAACCAGATCGTAAACGACCAGCTATATTTTTCGTATCATTGAAACCCATTGACTCCGCTCTTAACCAACGGTGTCGAAATCCTGCCGGCGCAGGGGGTGAATCTAAAGATGATGGTGGAGACCAAACTTTTTTACGAGTTTCTTTAACTCTGGTTTGGCTCGCACGAGAAGCTTCTTTACTTATTTTTTCATTTTCCATATGCCTATACCTCCTTCGTGATGTTTAATTGTTTCGCATATTCTTGCAGTGGCACGCCTAATTTTTTAGCAATTGCTACTTGTGAGGGCGAGAGTCTCACAACTTTGCGACCAATTTTAGCAGTAGATCGTGTTGCCGAAGCAACATTTTGTACTGCTGTATTAATCGAGTTAGTATTAGTACCAAATTTATGGGGGAATTCAACCTTTATTCTTCGGTCTATTTCCTCATAATATTCATCAGATTGAGGATCATAACCCTCTTCTTCGGTTAGTTTTTTGTGTAAACCAAATGCCGTATACGTCATAGCTTCATTATTTCCAAACCAAGAATTTTTTCCTGCCCATGTTTGAGCCTTGGGATCTGGGTTAATGGGCTGTGGTGTTTCACGGGGAGTTTCTACAGGTTGTCTTATTTCTGTTTCAACAGGTTTAACATTCTTAACTTTTATCTCAGATAGTCTTGCTTCCTCATAACTTAATTTAGATATAGCCTTAGTAGCAGCTACTTCTGCTTGAATATCTCCATCTTCTCTTGCTTTAATCAACTTTGCAGTTGCAGCTTCTATAGAAGACGTAATTCTATTTTCCATTTCAGAAACATAACCAGTATCTAATTTGGATAACCTAGAGGTGAGGCTTTCTTTTTCAACAAGAACATTTTTTGCGTATTCAGTTGCAGCTTGTTCTCTGCGTTCTGCTTCACGCATTTTTTTAGTTAGTTTAGCTATTCTTCGTTTAACTCCCTCAGAATAATCTTCTAACTCTTTTTTCTTGCCTTCTTCTCCTTCTGTTTTTACTTCTTCTGTTTCACTAACTTGAATATCAAGCTGCTCATCAGGTTTCTTAGATGAGTCATCGGACTCATTTGTGTTTGTATTATTTGTTTCATCGCTTACTCCATTATCCGTTGGTTGGTTATCTAATTCGACATCTACCTCTGGTCCTGACGTATCAATATCAACAGTTTTATTTTCTTCTGGCATAGTATGCTCCTATGTTAAAATTGGTGAAAGATATCTTCGGGCTCTTTCACTGTTGCTAAGACTTCGTCATCATTTAGCAAACGTACCTCCCCGCCATCTATCATAATTCTTGATCCGGCATATCTTGCGAATACTACCCAATCCCCTTTCTTGCACCATGGTCCCTCAGGAAACTTATCCTTATCATAACAATGTGGTCCCATAGCTAGAACTAATCCACAAGTCGATGCAACTTGAGATCGTTCAATTGATTCGTCGGTGTATATTATTCCACCTTTAGATTTTGTTTTTGTTTTAAATGGTAATACTAAAAGTCTCCAACCTGTAGGTTGTGGTAACTTAGTGGTTTCTTTTTCTTTAATAGAATTGTGAGAATCTATTTTTTCTTCTTTTTCTTTTTCGTATTTTTCTTCCAAAGCTAACTTAATCTTTGGCACCTCTTGGCTTTTGTCCGAGGTTAATAACGTTTCTTCCTTCTTCATCTTTTTGCTCCTTATTATTTAGCAGGCTAGAGATTTCCTGAGATATATATTGATAGGCATGCGCCTGGCCTAACATGTACTTATATTTTTCCATATTGTCAACACCTCCTGATACTAATGTGTCTCCAATGTTTTGGTAACTTTCTTTAAGTAACTTAAGTATTCTCTGTATGACGATAATATCGTCTGGTTGTTGGGCCATTTAACAATTCCACTTTCTTAGAGACTTATTAATTCTGCTATTGGGGTCTCCCGCCGTCTTAGCAGAGGTACGTTTTGACTTCATACCACTCATTCTAGCACAAAAAGACTTACGTCTATTGGCTGCTTTAGAATCCTTTTTTAACTTAGAAGGCTTGGTAGTTACCGCCATAGATAATTTAGAACCAGGGTTTGCTGCTCTATAAGAGGCTATTCCTTTTTTATTTAAACCACCTGAAGATGCTTTACCTTCCTTTCTAGTCCAAGCTGCTGTTCTAGCCACTGTGTTTAGCACCTTTCATAATTTTACCACTAGGCATTTTATGAGTTTTCTTTTTAGGGAATCCGGCTTTCATATTAGAATATGATTTAGAACTAATAGTAGACTTAGACTTGGGTCTTGATATATTAAGTTTCTTCCTACGGTTAATATTTGCATATAATCCTTCCTTCATTATCTCCATCCTTTTTTAGCTAGTTTTGGTTTTCCTTTTATTAGACCACCCCGAGATTTATCATCTCTATCCACCATCTTAGGTTCTATAAGTAAACCTTCTCCGGAAATAGGATCTCCTTGAATATCTTGTTCTCCTGTACCTTTAACTAATTTAGATCCCATACCTTTCATTCTACTTAAGTTTTTAAATACGCTAGTTTTTTCTTTTCCTTCAAGATTTAAACCCGAAGCCGCACTAAAAGCTTTAGTCCATTTATTTCCTTTTTGTTTAGGAGCAAGTTTTTCTTTATCTGTTAAACCCTCTGATTTAGCTAAGTTAAAGAAATCTTTTCTATTGCCACCAGCTTTGGCTAATGCAATAAATTTATCTCGTTTAGACCCCATTATTTTTTACACTTACATTGTTTAATGAATAGTATTTTACAAACAGTCCACTTAGTTACAACGTACGCTGTTCTTAAAATTTCTTTTCCAAAATCAATAAACTTACTTATTTCTATTTTCATTATTTATCCTTATTTGCTAAAGTTCTCGCAATGGATTCTCCACTACGCCCTACTACATAACCACCGAGTCCAACATTGAGAAGTGTCCACACATCTCCTGGTAATTCGAACGTTATTATAGTTCCTGTAAATAATACTATAACAGGTCCTAGAACATAATTCCAGACCAGTATAAATATTAATACGTACATAAGCAAAGGTCTCCAACTAGCTACGAACCAGTTAGATTTTGCCTCTGCTTCTACGATTGAAGCTGCTGCTTTTAACTCTTCTGTGGATGATAATAATAGTTGAGTATTAAGCTGAGCTTTTAATTTTTCTGCTAGGTCTTTATCAGGTATAGCTTTATCTACTGTAGAAAACAACATTTTTGCTAAAGGCGCAATGATGCTTAATGCAGGGAGCATAGACTAATACCAAGTAGCTGTTTTATTTTTAGTAGAAAGAACTCTTTTCATTCCTTTAACTTCAACTTTTTGAGATTCATTGGGTTTTGTCATCTCAATCTCTTGTTCAGTAAAAGAACTCTCTGATTTTTTAGTTTTTTTAGTTTTTTTCATAATTTATTTCCTCTTCTTTGTTATTTTATCTTCAGATAGCACAATTGCAACACTAAAAATCCTGTTTTTTATTTTGGTTAGACATTACTTGCTTAGTAATAGAAGTTGCGGCTCTTAATTCAGCTAAATCTTCATTTTGTTCTAGTTTATTGTCTTGTTGTACCTGGTTCATCATAGTTTTTAGCTTATCTAGGCTAAGTCGTTCTTCATCATCTTTTTTTCTTCTAGCATTTTCTTGTGCTTGAAGATCTAGTTCTCTAGATTTAAGTTGTGCAATCGGATCGTTGGCAAAGTTACCATTAATCTCTTGGTCTTCTTTTTTAAACTCTTCCATCATCTCTGCAATCAATACTGCTTTTCTAGATTCAATCTTCATGGTTAATTGCATCATCATTTGTTGTGTTCTTGGATCTTGTGCCGCTTGAGGATTTTGTCCTATCGCTTGCATCTGCATCATTTCTTGTTGAAACTCCATTTCTACTTGTTCTAATGCCATCAAAGAAATATGCTCGAATATATTTTTCTCTAGGGCACCCATAATGACAGGATTGTTTCTCGCCATATTAGTTGCCATGAAATTTAAATGAGCGGTCATGTGAGCTCTATGATCTTGTCCTTTGAATGCTTGAAATTGTACTCCAGATAAAGAATCAATATGTTCTAATGCTGGATCTTTAGGTTGTGGTTGTACCGGAGCTTTCAAAATTAAATCAATATTTTTCACACCAATCGCTTCATACATATTTCTGTAGGCTTCATATAAGTTATGAATTCCAGGATTAGATTGTGCTAATTGTAATTCTGTTTGAGCAATAGATATCCTTTGAGTTTGAGAAAAGATGTTAGGATCCGCAACAGGGATGACATCAATTTTATCATCAAAGTCAGACTGTTTAATATTTCTTTGTCCACCTACTACATCGTAAGGATATTCTTCCGGGAGATAGGTTTTAAATACATTGACCATTAATCTAAATTCATTTTTCAAAGCTGCATATAATCTTTTATGAATAGCAGACATGGTTCGTGATCCACGTTCCAAAAGCGCCACGGTCGTACCCACTGCCGCTTGTTGATTCCCATCGCCAACATTTAAATCCGCAATCGATGCGAAACGTTGACCCGCTTGTACTACGACCCCCATGAGTTGCAATAAGGTCTGAGAAGGTTCCTTGAAAGGCAACATCATAAACGAATCTCTAATATTTCCACCAGGTGCGTCTACATCTCTAAACTCCCCGGGTTGAATGCTTTGGGCATCATCTCTGATTTTAATTCCTCTTTGTTTAAATCCTGCCGGCAAGTTAGCCAGGGTTCCCGCATCTAGTAATTGTCGTAATGCAGAAGTAGCGGTACGCGACAGACCACCAATCATATGAATTAAACCAAATCCATAGAAACCTAACCCAGGTAAAAATTTAAAGTGAACGAAGTATTCTATCCTAGCTTTTTTAGGGTCGGTAGGGATCCAATTTCTTCGGATAGAGAGTACTTCGGAAGACTCGAGTTCGATCGTTACAATGTAAGGAAGTTTGATTCCAGTAGGTTCCCCTTCGGGACTTCGATCTTCAAAACCTTCAAGGTCTAGATTAACGTGACATTCTAGTAAAGTAAATACATCATTATCTTGAGTCTTAGTCCTACCTTCTAGTTGACGTTCCTTTTTCTCTACGTCGGTTTCGTTATCGTAACCTGGAGTTAAGGGTATATCTTTATAAAAACCACCTACTTGTTGTTTACGTAAGTCATTTTCTGATATCTTTACAATGTGAATAATAGCTTCTGCATCTTCTAAAGAAGTTGCGGAATAGGGAACGACTAAATCTTCTGCAGGTACAAATTTAGAAACGGTTCTCCCCAATAGTGCATCGTAATACACTTTTTTAAAAGAAGATCCTGCTAGAGGTAAGTAAAATAACATTTGATCAAATTCAGGTTCATACTCTCGCATGACATCCATGATTTGATAATTCATAAAATCTTTAACACGATTGGCTTGTTGTTCTTTTTCTTTGGTAGAAAGACCAATAGTCTGTGTTCGTACCGGCCCATTAGCAGGTAATAATTCTTTGTACGCCAAAGCTTGAAACTGAGTTACTGCTTCTGCAAGAACAGGGTGAGTTGCGCCAGACGCACCTTGAAAGGGTTCGGTTCTATTTTCATAGTTGAAACCAAGTAAGTCTAGTCCTGTCGTATAGGTTCGTTCCCAATCTCTACGAGAGGATTTATAGTCATCATAGTTAGCCGTTAATTCTGAACCAAGTGGACCTAATGTTTCATCTGGCAACAGCTCTGCCAAATTATCAAAATGGTTTTCAGATTGTGCTTGGTTAAATGCGCCTGGTTCAAAATCTATTTCTACTCCACCATCTTCTAGTGGTGTAATTTCCGTGGTCCCTGGATCAGGGACACCGGATTGTAATTCCTGTTCCTGCTCATTTAATTGTTCTGGAGAATCTAATTCTATGGTTTGCCTGACATCATTAGGTAATGCCTTATCCATTTCTGCCATGGATTATTTCCAACCTTTTTTTGCTATCTTAGGTTTGCCGGATTTTACTAACCCACCTTTTTTAAAAGAACCTTCTTTATCGGACAAGTTATCATCACCAATCATATCCCAAGTTTTTCGATTTGGGTCCTTATCAAAACTTTCTTGAATTCTTATTTGATTCAATCCTTTTCCTTCATACCTTTTCAATCTTTTATCCATTATAGAACCTAGTTCTAATTTAGCCTTTAGACGATCTCTTTCCTCTTTGGGTAAATCCATATTTTTAATTTGTCCCTTTAAATCATCTAAATCGTCCTGTGGTCCTCGGTCGTTACTATATTTTTTAGGCATAATTTATCTCCACCCTTTTTTTGCTATCTTAGGTTTGCCGGATTTTACTAATCCACCTTTTTTAAAAGAACCTTCTGTAGCAGTCATCTTTCTAGCCCCAGATCCTTGAACGGAGTCTATAAATCTTTTTGCTTTTGCCTTTGATTTTGACATTTTATCGGAATCTATTCCCATGCTTTCCATTCGTTTTTCTTCTTCGTTGTATTCAAGTCCACTAGCTTCCTCATCGATTTTTCTAATTAACTCTACATCAGGGTGATCTAGAGGTATATTAAAGTAATCTGAATTTTTTATTTTTTTAGGCATATTTTATCTCCATCCTTTTTTTGTTAGTTTTGGTTTTCCTGATCTTACTAATCCACCTTTTTTAAAAGAACCTTCTGTGGAAGAAAGGTCTTTGTCAAAAGAACCCTCTTGGTATGCGGTGTGTGCTGTATTTAAAATACCAGGGGTAGCAACACCGGCCAAACCTTTTTTTGGATTTTTATCTAAAAATTTTGAAAGTTTTTTACTTCCTTTATAAGAAGATCTACCTATTTTTCTTGCTCCACTACCAATACCTTCTCGAATGCTTTGCATTAATTTTACAGGAACAGATGCTCCCAAACCAAGAGATCCAAGGCTCTCATTTAAATCATCCTGTAAAGGATTAATAGATACAATCTCAACGTCAACGATTTTAGATTTTTTGTCTTTTCCCATTTGTTTTCTCCGATCGTACCACTTTAACTTCTTTTAAAGGAACATTCAAGCCCTGAGGCGTGGGCCCTGATTTAGGTGGAACGGTTAAGGTTAATCTTTTTGGTTGTTTCATTAGTAATAAATCCTTTTTCTTTTATACTGAATCTCATCTTTATAGTCTTCTGGATGAGAAAGCAATCCTCCTTGTCGAAATCTCATAACAGCCTGAGTCATAGAATCCACTAAGTCATCATGGTCTCCATAGGGAAAAGCAGCACATTCTTCAATGACTTCCTGTGCAAACTGTTTATCTTTAGGAGCCCATATCATACCTGATTCAAAAAGAGGCGCAACTGAATTCACTCTGGAATGCTTATCATTACCCTTGGATGGGGTATAATTGACCACGGGTATTCCCATACTTCTAAGCTCATAGGTTAAAGGAAGTCCAGAAGCTTTAGCTTCAATCAATACGGTTTCAGGTTGCCAGTAGTCATATTGCTCTTTGGCTCTTCTTCTTAGTTCAGGGAACTCTAAGCGTTCCTTTAGAGCATCTAATAAAATTAGTTGTTGAGGAGCGTCTTCATTTAATCTAAAAATTCCCCAGGTGGTAATAGCAGAATAATCTGCCGTTTCTTTTTTCATAAATGCCGTATCATAACTTTGAATAATATGTTCCAAAGTGGGGATATAATCTTCTTCCCAATTCTTCCACCACTCTCTTTTGATAAGAGCTCCTTCTTCTGAAGTTGGGTTTTGCATATACTGTGCATTCCATTTTCCAATTCCAGCTGAAGCTTTTACAGAAAGTAAATCTTCTAACTTCCAATACTCCGGCCATACAGGTTCACCATCAGGCATAATAGCTGGGAACTCTACTACTTCCCATTGATCTGCTTTTTCTTCTTTAGCCCCTGCATTAATTAGCTGAGCTGTTAAATCTTTAGTAGACCATCTCGTCATAACCAAAACAATTCTTCCCCCAGGTTGTAAACGTTGACGTGGTCCTGAAGTATACCATTCATATGCTTTATCAAAAGCAGTAGTAGAATAAGCATCTTGCTCTGAATGGGGATCATCAATAATAAGTAGATCCGCACCCCTACCAGTAACTGCTCCTTGCACACCGACTGCAAAGTATTCACCACCTTGTTCTGTCTCCCAACGTCCTGCTGCTTGAGAATCTTCTCGTAATCTAGTTTTAAAAATATTTTTATATTCTTCAGAGTCCATTAATGTTTTTGTTTTTCTACCAAATCTAACCGCAAGTTCTGCAGTATGGGTAGCTTGAATAATTTTTAATTTAGGATCATTACCAATCATCCATGCTGGTAGAAAATAGGATGCAAATTCCGATTTTGTATGTCTTGGTGGCATGTTGATAATTAATCTTTTTAATTCTCCGGTACGGAGTCTATTAAATTTATCTGCTATAGTTTTATGGTGGTTACCTTCAATGAATTCAGGCCAAATATATTTTACAAAAGTTAGAAACTCACCGCGGATAGAGGCTTCTTTCTTCTTCTTGGCACTATTTAAAATATCTAATTTTAATTGCCTTCTGACTTTAACATCAGATATCTGATTAATTTTTTCTATATCTAGCATAATGTTAATTATGGTACCTTAAAATTTTTTATACCCCACCCCCCTTAATTGAAAAAAAGTTATAAAAAATCCTAATGTGAAAAACTATATACCACAACTAACTGGGTAAATCCAACACTATAGAGTAGACCTAGGATCCCTATTTTTAATTTTATACCCCTCCCCCCTCTTCGATTTAAAGCTATTAGACTTCGGGTCTGGTACCTCTATTGGATGGCGCCGAAGGCGCCGGGTGGGTCCCGCCCACATGCACTCCCCACGGTGCGACGATATGTCGCAGTGTGATATATATACAACAGTGTGATATATATACAACAGTGTTGCCACAGTGCAACGGTGCGACGATATACCTCAGTGTGATATATATACAACAGTGTTGCCACAGTGCAACGGTGCGGCATAACGCCGCACCGTGCATTATTGTCTTGACAGAGTTAAGCACTCTTTTTGTTATCCAATTCAAGTACAAATCCGGGCGAGACACTTCGTTCCACTATGGTAGCCCATCTTCTTACAAACTTATATCTTGGTAGTTTAGAAATATTGCATCTAAAACCAATGTAAGATTTAAGCATAGCATAGAAATCTAGATTGTTCACATCATTTCTAAATGCTTTATGACCAATCTTTTGAAGGAAGTTAAAACGAAACCAAACTTCTTCAAGATTTTCTTTTGTTATACTATCCATGTCGATAGCCATCATAGGAAAACAAAACTTGGATAGATTGTCTTCTTGTTCCTCTGTCCAACCTTG